TGATCCTGCGATTGCTCAGCGTTCTGCGATCAACGGTGCAAGTGTTCAGACGGAGTACGCAGAGAACAACGTCTTTATCGGCACAGGTAACAACGACGTCAATTACGGACTTAATAGGGTTCGACAATACATCCAGAACTCCGGACTCTTCATCACCTCCAACTGCACCCACCTTATTAAGGAACTCAGGAACTACAGGTGGGACTCTTGGGCAACGAAGAGAATTGAAGCCACCAAACAAGCTAAGGATCAACCGAAGAAGGTGAACGATCATGCTTGTGATGCCTTGCGATATCTTATTGCCTCTAGACCGGAAGCGGAGTTCGCAGGGGCAGCTGGGAAAGTCTACTTCCCTATGGCTGTGTCGCCCTCTACCCCGCCAGACGGTGAGGACGTTTATGACAAGGATTTCGATCCAGTAGATGACAACAAGTTTCATCCCGTACTAGGAAGTGAGTGGTAAAATGGAAGACTACACTGACGAGCGGCTCTCTACACAGATCCGTGACATGATGAGTTTTCATCCAGCTAATGCTGAGAAGCACCAGCCCGAGCGTTACAAGTACCTTCGTGAGCAGTTCATTGCTCTCAGCGATACAGTGAATAGCATGTGTCCTAATGGACGAGCTAAGAGTATAGCTCTCGCGGCTCTTGAGGAAGGGCTAATGCGTTCGACTCAGGCTATTGCTGTAGGAGAAGATACTTGATGCATGAGTTAACTAGGTTCAAGCTCATCCCTCAATCAGAGCGAAACACTATGGCTCTGCCATCTTCGTCTCTGTTCTCACGAACTGATGATGACGACTGGTTTATTGACACTGATTTCGATCTTGAAATGGATGGCCGCATCTATATCGGCAAGCGCGATTTCGAGGTAATGGCCAAACTGGTCGGTTATGCCCCTATCAACGAGGCTCATGAACTTGAGCTGGAGAGGCTTCGTCAAGAAAATGATAAGTATCGTGCTACTCTCAGCCGCATTACTAGCCTTTCTGGGGATCTTAGTAATGCTGTTCAAAGCAATCCACGCGCTCCAGAGAGCGTCGCAGCTGTCACTCGTGCTTCTAAGCGAGACGCTGTCCGAGTCGCGCAGGTCGACGCAGGACTTGATGAACCGGGTGCAGGCTCGGACTCTTTCTGATTACCAGGTACTAACTGCCGCTTCTTCTGAGCTTCCTGGTGTCTATGTCGTCGGAGATAATGACGCAGAAGTTATGGCGGCCCCCGAGCAAGAATTCGTTATTGATCTTGATCCGGATGCTCTACTGGAGGAGGGAATAAGCGAGAATGAGCACCATAGAATCAACTGGTAATGATAATCAGGCCACAACCCTCCCTGTAGGCGGGCCGAAGGCCCCAAAGCGTCCCAGTTTTTCACCCGCTGATGAGAGTAAGCTCATTGAGAGGTGGGAGGGAGAACTTCGCACTTGTAAGCAGGCACGTCTTGCTTATGAGCGGCAGTGGTTTATGAATCTAGCTTTCTGGGCTGGGAAGCAGTGGGTTCATTGGGATACTTCTGTGTCCCCAGTTACATTGGGCAGGCTTGTTGAGCCTCCTCGTCCAGAGCACCGTGTTCGACTGACGGTGAACTTGACTCGTTCCTTGGCTAAGAAAGAGCATGCGAAGCTGAATAAGGAGAAGATTCGAGGGTTCATTTCTCCTGCGAGTTCAGACGACAAAGATATTGCCGCTGCGCGAGCCGGAGAGAAGTTGAACTCTTATCTCCAGGAGCTTTGCAAGGTCGATGACCGTCTTTCTAGAGCTGATTTCTGGATGCTTATCTGTGGGACTGGCTTCACGAAGGATTATTATAACGAGAGGATTGAAGTTTCGGGTGCTGCTCAGGAACAGATGAATCCAGAGACCGGACAGCCAGAAATGGTTCCTACCAAGGTTGCTGGTGTTCCTGTTCTTGAGTGTGTTCCCCCGTTTCAAATCTACGTGAGTAATTTAGACGAACCTGATATTGATAATCAGGCATTTATTATTCAGGAAGTAACTCGTACTGCTCATGAGATTGAGAAGCAGTATGGTGTTACTGGTTTGAAGGACGAGCAGGTTCTTTCTACAGGGACCATGGAGTCAAGACTTCAGTCTGCATCTGGCTATTCTTCTTCAACGAAGAAGGGCTTTCTCGTGAAGGAGGTTTGGGTTGCCCCTTGTGACGAGTATCCGGACGGGATGGTTCTCACCTGGACTTCTGAGCGTGTACTTTCGCACGAGCCAGCGTGGCCCTATGCTCACGGAGAGTATCCTTATACGAAGCGGACACACGTTGAGACTGGTCGATTCTACGGGGAAAGTACTATTACAGACCTTATCCCCCTACAGCAGGAATATAACCGAACTCGAAGCCAGCTAGTTGAAGATAAGAACCGAATGGCTCGACCAATGCTCGTGGCGCAAGAGGGTTCATTTGATCCTCGCAAGCTTCGTGGTGTTCCTGGTGAAGTGATTATGGTGAAGCCAGGAGCCCAGTTTCCGACTGCCTTGCAGCTTCCAAACATTCCCAACTACGTTATCCAGACAATGGAGATGATTGTTGGGGAAATGAGAGACATTGCGTCTCAGAAGGCCTTGGAGCAGAATGTTCCAAATGGTGTAACGGCTGCAACTGCCATCGCTTATATTCAGGAGAACCAGGACGCAGTTCTTACTGGTACTCTCCGAGATAAGGAGAAGGCCAGTGAGCGTGTTTCTCGTCATCTTCTTAGCTACGTTCTTCAGTATTGGGATGCGCAGCGTCAGATTAAAGTGGTTGGAGAAAACCAGAACTTTGAAACATTTCTTCTGGCTGCTTCTGATCTCAGAGGTAATACAGATTGGCGTGTTGTTTCTGGCTCCGCAACTCCTCAGTCTCGCTCCGCTCAGCAAGCTCTTATCATGGAGCTTGTTAAGATGGGAGTTATGCCTGCTGATCGAGGTCTACAGTTTCTTGACCTTGGTGATACTGCTAAGCTCTTCGACGAAATGCAGATTGATGTTCGTGAGGCGGAACGTCAGAACCTGCGCATGAGCGAGGGCGTTCCAGCTGAAACTGGTGATTGGCAGGATCTGCTGACTCACGTTACAACGCACGATAACTACAGGAAGCGTGAGGAATACGAGAACGCTCCTGACGATATTAAGATTATGTTCCAGCATCATACTTTCATGGACATGTACATGTTCGCGAAGAAAAATGGGCTGTTTGACGGTATGGATGAAATGCAGGTCCAGATGTTGGAACTTCAAATCCAGAATATGCAGATTACTGAGCCTGGCAATCCTCTTTATGTTGATCCTGTACTTGAAGCCAAGTTTCGATCCTACATCGAGGCTGTCAAGAACGGGGCTCCTGCTGGTAACGTAGCCCCAACGCAAGGGCAACAGCCACCCCAGTAAGGAATACTATGCCTATTCTCACGTACGGAGCTGATGAAGGATATTCGGAGCCGGGTGTTCCTGGTGCTACGAATCCCTTCCCCCACCAGAATCTTCACGCAGATGTGTATTCACGTCTGGCGAAGAATCGAATCGCAGGTCTGTCGAACAAGACTTGTGACTTTGAACCGAGTCATAACGATGTGTTGTACAGCCATCGGGCCACTTATACTCGCCGATTCAATCGTGACGCTATCAATCCAAAGATTCTTGGCGCATACGATCCAGGACTTGCTCTTGGTTATTCGGCTGCGGGACTCTCTGCAACTCCACGAGCCGCCTCTGGAACAGTTCTTGATGCTACAGGTAAGTTGTTTACAACTCCTGGAAACCTCGTCGCGACTAAGGGTGGAGCTGTCAGCTCCGCTGTTGGTTTAGTTCTTCTTCCTGTGGTCAAGAACAACGAAGTCTTCGCTCAGTGGCTGACTGTTGGCGACACTGATCTTGCTGCTGGCACCAAGTATCTCGTTCGAGCTACTGATGTCAACAACTGGATTGGTATTCATCGACAGTCTGCTACTAACCTTCGAGTTGAACGTGACGTGGCCACTGTCGTGACTACTGAAAGGGACATTACTGTTCCAGCAACTACTCCAGCTACTGGTAACGCGATGGGTATTCGACTGAGCGGTACTAGTGCAAGCGTGTTTCTTAATGGTACCAAGATTGATGAATGGACTCTGAACGCTGCTGCGCAGGGTCTTGCTGGTACTCAGGCCGGTTTGCTGCTTGCAGCTGCTGGTAACGTCAACAGCCTCCTCGACTGTTTCGAGGTCTGGTCCCTC